AACTGCTTGCTCGCCTGTTAACGGTGCCATTGCAGTTGTTGACTCTGCTTTTGCTTGCTCTAACGATGTCATTAGAGTTGATAATGTTGCTGTTTGTGCGTCTAAAAATGCTTGTGCTTCATTGACACCAACTTCATTACGCATCATTTCTACTAATCCTGGAAGATCTTTGTACTGCATGTCAGCAACGTCTTCCATCCAACCTGCAATTTTATCTACCATGTCTTGTGCCGCTAAAACAACTTGTGCTGTTTCAACTTCACTTTCTGTTATCTTATCTTCTTTAATCTTCTTACCGTATTCTTTAACTTTCTTTTTCTTTTTGTAGTCGCCAGCCATTAACTTAGATGAACCACATGCTTCTTCCATCTCTTCTTCGTCTTCTTCATCAGTGTCTGGATCAACTGGTAATGAATTGCTTGTACTATAAGCAGTACCGCCCTGATATCTAACACTGTCAGCACCGTATTCTTGTAGTCTAGCTGTAAGAGCTTGTTCCATCATAAGCAATTGTAAGTAAGCTGGGCTTTTCTCACTGCTATGAAACTTAGGTGTGCTTTTAGTTTCTTTGATTAACGATCTAACTTTAGTAAGCATAGTACGTGCATTACTTTCGTTTATTGAATGAACATCTACTTTAGAAGTAAAATAGTTGTTCATAACACGATTAATAAATTTAGATCCTGTTTTTTCTTGTATATCAGTTAACTTCATTGTCTATTTCCTTTTGTTGGAAGTATTTAGCCTTCTCGACTACTTCACTAATTTGTTCTTTAATAATTTTTGCTTCGTCAATATATAATTCAACTCTGGCTAATGCTGTAAATCTCTTGTCTTGGTCTTTTGAATTTGTTAAAGTGTTTTTTGCTACCGCAATATCAAACAATTTTGATTGAAGCTTATGATCTAATCTTTGTAATAGCTGGGCATCTTGTAATTTGGTATATTTTTCAAATATACAATAGCTTAAAGCGTTACGACTGTTTAAAAAACGTGCTACTTCTTTTTCTTTTCTGTAAACTATGAATCCATCTTGTGTGTTGCGTATTTGAAATTCACCAAAAACTTCGTATCTGTCCTGTCTTTTTACTATTATATTTTTTGAAATAGATGAAAGACTTTGCTGGGCAAGAGCATGAAACTTTTCTAATGGTGTACTTGCCGCAGACATAGTTATACCGCTGTGAAAATGTATGGCACCATAAAGTGTATCACCATCCATCCTAACAATACAAGTAGAGAGCCAATTATAGTTACTCCCCATTTAATCAACTGTTTTTGTCGTGAGTCATTCATGACTGATATCATGTCTTTGATCTCATTAACAACTATCTCTAGTGAGCTAACTTTTTCTTCAACCGCGTCTAGTTTTTCTTCCAATGCGTCATACCTCTCCGCACATAACTCTACATGGGCTTCTAAATTTTCTTTTTCAATTTTTGTAGCACTCATTTTATAAATTCCATCAATAGGATTTTATCACTCGAACTAGTGTGTATTTTAATGAGCCAGTATGTGCCTAAGTTATGTGTTTGTTCTGTGATGCTTTGCATTTATTTATCACTATCGGTCATTTTGGTGGAGGAAGAATGTATTACAATTTTCACCTAAGGTGTTGATTGTGTTGGATATTTTAGCATTTTCGTCTAGTCCTGTAATGATAGGACAGTTATCAAAATCATCTAATAGGGCACCTAGTTGACCACTGGCATTATCAAACGTAGTATATTGCTCAGACTGAAACGCAAACATCCATACATTATATCTAAATCCTATATCTTGTAAGTAATTTTTACTAAATGGCATGTTAGCTATATCTCTATCTAGAACCATGGTTGGCTGAATAACTATCGTAGGTTGATTACGCATACTAATCAACTGAATGAACGTTTCGTAGTTACGTTGTTGATTACGAAGTTTGATATCGTGTTCATTTTTTGGCTTTTTAGTAAAGCCAGTTTCGGTAATATCTGCTAATGTCCAACAAACTATCATTCTTTCATAAGTTCTACCAGTACTCTTAATTTGTCTAAAGATTCTTTAATCATTGGTGTTTTACTTAATTCTGTCCAATCCTGTTTATACATCCAGTCTCTGTAATCTCTGAACTCAGAATCTAACTGTTTAACTAGTTCACGCTTGTAATGAGGATCGTTAGCTTTGCGTCTATATAAAGTTGACCCACTATCAGGTGATTCGTATATCCAAGGGCCCTCTGTCTCAAACAATTCTTGTTGTTCCATACAGATATTTACGCCAATAAAAAACCCCACTTAAAAAAGTAGGGTTCTTTAAAATTTCTAAAGTTATACTAACTTATACAGCTACGTATAGATCTTTAAGTGTTACAGTGAGGTCGCCCATTGCAACTGAATCTACTGTACCTAATGCGTCAAATGCCGCTTCAAGTGCCGCTTTTGTTACATTATCGCCACCAATTGCTTCAACAGCAAATGTTTGCTCTGTATCTGAGTTGCCTAAAGGACCCATAGCAATAATTGTTGATGTATCTTGAATTGCTTTAATTGCCGCCGCTTGTGCTGACTCAGGACCTGTTTTACCAGATACGTCTACGATATAGTCTACTGTGAAAAATTGTAAATTACCTGCTGTTTCGACACCAAGTGTTGTTGCTACTGGATGTACTCTTGTTACTACTGCCATAATATGTTTCTCCTAATAAGTGGGATCGTGTTGTCCCTACACTTATTTAGTCCATTTTGGTAAAATTATTAGGCTAGTTTGGCACTACTAACTTGTTGATATAACTGGTGTAAGTCTGAATTAATCTGTCTTCTTGACATTTGTATAAGTCGCTTGTACATCCATTTACGGTCTGATTCTGTTGCTTTTGTAGTATTTTGTACCATTCTTCGCATACGCATTTGATCACCGTCTAGTCCTGGAAACTTACGTTGTAGGATTAACATCAGTTGTGCGAAGTCATTGGAGTCTAGTTCGCCCTGTGCCATAGATCTAAACACACGTTTGATACGCAATTCTGGTATAGTTATTTTCCAATTGTTATATAATTTGTCAGCATACTTGTGCTGATCAATAATCATAACTAACATGTTATATAAATCCGGCATTGATGCTCTAAAGCCATTGAAGTTTAAATTAGTTACTATGTTTTGAGCATATTGTACAGCTTTAGGCTTATCTAAATCGTATAGTGATTTTAACATTAATAAATGTGTAAACGTTTGTCTAGCTATTTCATCTACTGATTTACCAGTAAGCTGTCCTAACCTACGATACATTCTTGATTCTGTTATGTCTTTAATAAAGTCCATTATATATTCTTCGCAAAGTTTGATTTTGAAAAACGTAGTCTATCAACATATTTAAGTCCGCCGGCTACATAACCTTCATGTCCTGACTCGCCATCTATTGACGCAGTGATACCACCACCCTGTTGATCTAATGCTCTAACTACCTGTGTTTTAATAACAGCGATAGCATTAAAGATTTTAAATATTAAGTCAACTACCTGTTTGTTTTCATTTACATATTGTTCTAATCGTTGTGCTTTAGGTTTTGAAACTTTTGTTACTGCCCAGCTTAAAAAGCTATTGCCCATATTGTTAAAGTTACCTTCTCTTACTTTAAAGTTAGCATACTGTTTCATAAGTGCTGGTAAGTTTGATAACTGTAACTGCTGTAGTGTTGCAGGCATAAAGAAGTTATCGATAGCACGTTGATTCTGCTTTACTTTATTTGCTATTTGATCTAACTTAGCTTCTGGAACATCTAATTTAGGTGTGTCTTTCATTTTAGGACCTACAAACAATATAGGACCTGTTGGTAATTTATCTACAGCATTAAATGGTTGTCCGCTATCTTCAGGACCAGTTTTAAATGTATGTACTGCAATACCAGCTTTACTATTTCCAATCTGTTTACCTAAGTCTGTATCAGCATTAACTGAATATGTTACAGTGTTTGGAGTAAACTGATAGCTATTGTCTTTTTTATTTGGTGTGCCGGTATACAACAAGTCACCCATAAAGTATCCTTGGAATCCTTTTGGTGTCTGTGCTTCTAATGGAGCCCATAGAGCTTTATACATATTGATTAATTCTGTACGATCGCCTGCACGCATTTTCATAATTTTTTCTAGTTCTTCTGGAGAACGTGCTGTTCCTGAATATGTTTTGGCAGTAAAGCCTGACTTGTCTGTTAATACAAATTTCCCGTCTTGATCTCGCCCAAATATAATTGCTGGCTTACCGTCCCATTTAATTGTAATGTCTTTGGCTTGTTGAGGTAATGTTTTCAAATCTTCAATAGCTTTTAATACACCTTTTGCTCCGCCATCAAATATCATATCTTCTGGATGTGCTATGCGAGCTGACTCAATAATTAGTTGCATACCTTGATTAACAATGCGATCTCTTAACCTTGCTAAAAAGTTTGCGTTGTTTGCGTCTTCAAGTACTAATCCTTCTTTTGCAAAATATTCTACTGCATCTGCTACTAGTTCTTCGTAGTCGTTATTCTTTTTTGCTTGTGCATTAATTGACTCCACACTTGCTAAATCTTTACGTGTTCCACCTATTAGCATTTTTGCAATTTCTTCAGGATCGTTTGAAATAACTTTGTTTGTTTCTCTTGATACTAGTCCGTATTTGTATGACCATTTCATACCTCTTGCTTTGGCAATGCTAGCTAATAGTATTGCACGGTGTACTCCTTTGAATTCTGATTCAGGACTTGCATTTAATGCAAATTGTTGCCATTTAGGATCACCAAACATAAAGTCAACTTGCACATATCCGTTCATTGGATCACCGTTGATTGGACACTTGTAATGGACTGAGTCGCCTGATTTAGCTAAATCTTTTTGATCAACACCTTTTGCAATTAATTTGTTGTATACTTCATCTTTGGTATATTTTTTTGCATCTACTGCAAGATCTAAGTCACCTGAGGTAGGTTTTTTGCCTGTTGATCCT